CGGCAAGCAGGAGATCCCTCCTCGCTTAGTTATTTACGGCGGACACGGTATCGGTAAGAGTACGCTGGCTAGTCAGTTTCCGGCCCCCATCTTCATCAGTACGGAAGATGGTCTGGACTCGTTGGATGTGACTAGCTTCCCTCGCGCTGCGAATATCAATGAAGTGGTTGAGAGCATCAAGACCCTCATCAAAGAGGATCACGATTTCAAGACCGTGGTTATTGATTCGGTTGACTGGCTGATTGAGCCGCTGATTGTTAGCAATGTTGAGTCGTCTCACGACGCCAAAGACCTTGCCTACGGTAAGGGTCAAATGCTCGTTGCTGAGGAGTTCCGCGAGATTTTGCAAGGCTTGGACGTGCTGCGCACTAAGCGCGGTATGAACGTGGTGCTCATCGCTCACTCAGCGGTCGTCAAGTTTGAAGACCCGCGCACTGAGCCGTATGACCGCTATCAGCCTAAGCTGCCTAACCGCTGTAACGCTCTGCTGCAAGAATGGGCAGACGTGATTGCGTTCGCTGCGTTTAAGGTTCTCATCCGTAAGTCTGACACTGGCTTCAACAACCAGAAGACTCGCGGCGTGACTACCGGCGAGCGGCTGCTTCACTTCGTTGAAAACCCGGCATACGCTGCTAAGAATCGCTATAACTGCCCCGATGAGATTGAAATGACCATTGCCAATCTCGAAAAACTCATTCCCATCGCTAAATAACTCAAGGAGAAAGTACCATGGCTAAATTTGGTTTTGACGTCTCTGACGTCGCCCCCGACACCGGTGTTACTGGTGGCAGCTACGACCCCATTCCTGATGGTGACTATTTTCTGAAGGCTCTTGAAGCTGAAGAAAAAGCTACTTCTAAGGGTGATGGCACGTACATCAAGGTTAAGTTTGAGGTCGCTAAAGGCGAGTACTCAGGTCGCCTGCTGTGGCAAAACTTCAACATCAATAACCCGAGTGAAAAGGCGCAGCGTATCGGTCGCCAGCAACTTGTCGCTTGGGCTACGGCATGCGGTAAGCCAGACGCCGACGACACTGACAAGCTGCTTGACAAGCCGTTCCGGGCTGCTGTGTCAATTGAGAAAGGCACCGGCGGTTACGCTGACAGCAACCGCATTAAGGCTTTCCTGTTTGATCAGGGTGACGCGCCTAAGGCCGTAGCACCTAAGGCTGCTCCGGCACCCGCCGCTGCTGCTAAATCCGCTAACCCCTGGGATTAAACCATGGTAGCCATCCCGCCTAGACCCGAGCAGCAGATCGTTAATCGCGTTTACGCTGCTTTTCAAAAAGAGAGAGCAGGCTCTGACCTGTACCTCGGGCGGCTTGGCTCATCTTTTATAGGTGAAGAGTGCATCCGACAAATTTGGCTTGACTGGCGAGGTTTCGCTCGTGAGCAGTTTGAAGGACGCATTCTTCGCTTATTTGAGACGGGGCACCTGCAAGAAGCACGCATCATTGATGATTTGCGTCGCGCAGGTTTCGCGGTATGGGACAAACAGGAGGACGGCGCGCAATATGAGTTTATTGACGCGTCCGGACACTTTATAACTAAAGTGGACGGTGTTATCAAAGATGTCCCCGATAGCGACAAACCGCACGTGCTCGAGGTGAAGACGCATAACAAGAACAGTTTCAGTTCGCTCGTCAAGAAAGGTGTGCAGTACGCCAAACCAACACACTATGCGCAGGTTCAAATCAGCATGGCGTTGGGTGGGTTTACTCGCGCTCTTTACGTAGCTGTCTGCAAAGACGATGAGCAGTTCTACGTTGAGCGTATTCGCGAAGACGAAGATGAACAGAAGAAACTGCGGCAGAAAATTATCAAGTTGACCGAAGCTCGGTTACGTCCAGCTGGGATCAGTGATGACGGTAGCAGCTTCGGTTGCAAGTTCTGCAGTATGAAAGCTGTTTGCACTAAAGAAGTGGAACCGTTAACTCATTGCCGTACATGTAGCATGTGTACGCCGGGGCAAGAAGGTAAGTGGGTCTGTGAACTTAACCGGCACACTTTGACGCTGGATGAACAGCGTAAGGGTTGCGAACATTACGAGGCCTTATGATTACGATCGGTATTGACCCAGGACTTAGCGGCGCTATAGGCGTACTCAAAGATGGTGCCTACGTTGCGGTGCTGGACATGCCGATTGTGGCCAAGGGGTCTGGTAGCGTAAAGAACGAAGTCGACCCCGCTGGGCTCATGACCCTGATCAGGCAATACGCACCGGCTGATAAAGCTGCATCTGTTGCGCTTGAGCGTGTCAACGCGATGCCTGGGCAGGGGTCGTCTTCAACCTTCAGCTTAGGTGATAGCTTTGGTTGTGCCCGGTCGGTGGTTGCGGCGTGTCGTTTTGGACTCACCTACGTCACCCCGGCACAATGGAAGAAGTATTTCAAGCTGACTAGTGACAAAGAACTTTGCAGGGCGTTAGCGGTTCGCATGTTCCCCGAGGCACCGTTGAACCTGAAGAAGCATGCAGATCGTGCCGAGGCGCTCCTTATGGCACGTTGGCTATATGAGGTACGCTACAAATGATAGAAACACGTATACAAGGCATCCCCTGCTTGGTAGAGATGACGAACGGTTCTTACCAAAAGCCGTATAGCGGTAGCGCATACAATTGCGAAACCGATTGGGATTATTACGGCGGTTGGTCTGACGTTGAATATCAGGTGTATGACCGCCGAGGTCGACCCGCACCGTGGCTTGAGAAGAAGATCACACCCAAAGATGATCAAGAAATAATTGAATTGTTGATTGAAAACGCTAGTGATTGAGAGGACACATATGGAAATATATCAACCCTTATGCCCATGGCATATTAGAATTGGCGACATGTTCATTTCACCCGGCCCCATACCCGGTGGTGATAAGGTTTGGATAGGTGAAGTCGACGGTGCTGAAGGTGGAGAGTTTGACACCAAAGATTTAGCGCCTCTGCTCCGTAAATTCTATGATGAGAACTTTTGATGAACCTAGTTTGCCCCCTCCCCCCGCTAAAAGTCTATGTTCGCGCTGAGTATCTCTACGATCATCAGTCTCACCATGGTGAGTTTGTTGAAGGTATATGGTGCAGCGTCAAAGCGATACGTGGCCAAGCGTTCCGCTTTGAGACTTACTTGCCAACTTACGGCGCTCTTTACGATAAGCTGCCGATCAGCGCCTTTATCGCCGTAGACTCTAAAAAACCCGGTGATGAGCCGCTGCTAGACCTTGACGTGCTTGAGATCTGGGATGCGTTGTCTTACTACGTCACCGTGATTGATAAGCCCCTGCTTAAAGGTCTACGCGCAGAGTTCTACGGTAAGGACGGCAAGATGCATCCGGGTGAATATATGTTCACCTTAGACAGCTGTAACCCTGATCCGCGCATCCCTGACTTTACGTTAAGCGAGACTGCCGAAGACCACAAGAGTTACAACTTGCTTCAGCTTGACAACGGTCAGTTTGCCTTGCAGCCAAACAACCGCTGCCGGTTCTATGACGCTGCGTTCAACCCGAAAGAAATGAAGTTTCCTGATTTCAAAGTCGCTACGCGTAATTACAGCGTTGAGGACACCGCTAAATGGAGACTCGGAGATACCGATGATGTGATGTATGGCCAACGGACTGACATTTAAGTCTTTGGTGGCGGATGAGATGTTGGGTGTATATAGCTGAATTGCTGGGTCCTGGCCTTCACTGGTTTAAACCCCAAGAACTATTTTTGCGCGCAATCGCTCAGGCTGAACGTGACGGACAGCATGATGCGGCTCATCACATCCGCATCATACTTGAGAACCGAAACCGGGTAATGATGGAGAAACAAAAAGAAGCCCCGCCGGAGCGGGGCTAAGTGGCAACTACCCAAGGGGAAAAGGTAGTTGAAGTTTACCTCAAGTTTGGATCAGAAAGGTCTTTCTGCTTAACCATTGCCGGGCCTGGGGCGCGACTGTTTCTTTCCATACGCTCAATATCAGCCTCAATGTCTGGGCCAGTGATGTCAGACGGCGTGTCAATTGGCTGCATGTCGGCTTCAATGTTAGCTTCTGGCATTGTTTCATCAATCGGCGCTGACGGGAATGCCGCCGTGGTACCGGTGGTGAGACCCAACTCTTTACGTGTAACTGCCGTCGCTTTAGGGATAGCTTTTTCTGCTTCAGTCTCAAGCAGCTTGACCGCCGCTGCGACTTCTACCGGATCACTTGACATGAGCAATTTGGCAGTTTTCTCAGCAATTTCATCAGTCATAGTTGCGCTACGTGCGATGCGAGAAGCCATTTGGCTGAGGGAACCCATAAAACCACCGGTAATCGCATCACCAACCATTTGACCAACGCCGGGGCCTTCTTCAAAAGCCTCACGCGCAGCCGTACGACGGCCAGTAGCTGAACCGCCGAGAATACGGTTAGACTGTTGGAACAATTGAGACTCACGCTCAAGAGCCGACTTGAACAACTCAAACTTGGCGGGGCTGTCAAACAGCGGTTGCAGCTTTGCTTGCATTTCCGGAGCACCGATAATGCGTTGGGCAGCATTCACGTTACCTGACGGCTTCATGATCCGAGAATAAATGTCACGCAC